GTTGGCGCACAAGGTGCAATTCCCCGCCCACAAGATCAACCACGCTATCCTGATGGGTGGCAACCACGGGTCGGGCAAAGATACCCTCTTCGCCCCGTTTTTTTGGGCCATTGGTGGCGACGCTAAGACCAACTGTTCACTGGTCAAAAACGAAGACCTTAACTCCCAGTGGGGTTACGCGTTGGAATGCGAAGTGATGGAAATCGCCGAGCTTCGCCAAGCAGAGGCAAAGGATCGCCGAGCCTTGGAAAACACCCTCAAGCCCATCATTGCAGCGCCCCCCGAGCTTCTCATGGTCAACCGTAAGGGCCTGCACCCCTACATGGCCCTGAACCGTGTATTCGTGATCGCTTTCAGTAATGAGCGCGTGGCCATCTCGTTACCCTCAGAGGATCGCCGTTGGTTCGTCATATGGTGCGCCGCCCCTAAACTACCTGAAGCTCAGGCCGTGAGCTTGTGGAATTGGTATCAGCACCGCGCAGGCTTTGAGGCCGTCGCCCATTACCTCCACACCCGCGACGTGTCCGACTGGAACCCCAACGCGCCGCCCCCGCTCACCGAGGCCAAGGCCATCATGGTTGAGCACGGCATGAGCACGGCCGAGTCATTCCTAGTTGACCAACTGCGCAGGCGTGTGGGCGAATTCTCCCGTGGGGTCATCGCGTCGCCCTTCCACGGTGTATGCGACCGCCTGCAGGGTATGGCCCCCAGTGGGGTCAAAATAGTGCAGGCAGCACTACTCCACGCGCTCAAAGAGGCCAACTGGGTCGACATGGGCCGCGTTGCGTCGCGCACCTACAGCACCAAAAAGCATATATTTTGCGCCCCCGAACATACGCGGGTTAGTAAGTCCGACTTGCGCGACATGGTCGAGGCGTAAAAAAAAGCCCGCACAAGGCGGGCTATGAGGTTTTGGCAACTGCTATAAACCAAGCAGCACGGCCAGTATAGCGGCAATTATGGCCGCGCAGATCACCGCCATGCGTCCACCAATGGCGCAGCGTCATAAACCGGTGCCGGTGCGGCCACGGTGAAAAGCCCCGCCCCGCGCTTTATGCGCCCCCAGGCATCCTCACGGTTTTGGTTCACCAGCTCGCCCCGTTTCACGGCCCCATAGACCATGTCGCGGGTAAACCCCTCGGCCTCGATTTCGTGCATTGTGCGCGGTATGGCGCAGAAGTCCGTCAAATTAGACATATTGCATGGCCTCCGCTTTGCACCGCTCCACCTCGGCATCCGTGAGCCCTTGGGCCCAATGTTCGGCCATGTCGGCGCATTCTTGCGCCCTCTCAGCATCAGGGGCAGTTAACCCCATAATTAACGCGCGCGTTACGAGGTCGGTTTTGCTTGGTGCTTGTGGTGTCCAAGGCGCGAGCGCCTGGGCAAAAATTGGGTGCATCATTCGGCCACCTCCCACATACTATCTTCGCCCACAGCAGGCAGGCAGGGCTCGGCCCGCAGTGGCTGCCAGTCCCAAGGCATAATTTTAGAATTCAACTTTTCGTATGCGGCCACATATTCGGCCGTTGACGTTTCGGCCCAATACAAGGGATACAAGCGCTTTTCGGCCCCTTTAGACTTTACGAGCTTATGCTTGCCGGTACACTTAGCGTGCGCGGCCATGATGTCGGTGCGATCATCGCGCACGGTGTAGCGTGTAGTTCCCAATGTGATAACTTTCATGTCATATTCTCCAAATAAATAAATCAAGCACCAGCACGGCCAGTGCAGCCAAATAAACAATTGTGTAAATCATAGGTTCCCCAAAAAATGGCCATCATCATCAAATACCGCGACGTAAAAGCCACGCGCGGCCCCGTGTACCTCATACCGCCACGCGTCGCGATCCTGCAGCGTTAGTTCATCGGCCAGCGCCTGCGCGGCCGCTTTGGTTTTGTAGTACGTCATACTGGCACCTCGGACCATGTCCGATGGCCGGTCCGCCACCACCAGTGGCCACGCGTCAAGGCCGGTCCGGCCATAAAGCGATCGACGGCCACGCGCTGGCCGGTCCTAAGAATGAATATTGTTTTCATGAGCAGCACCCACAACATGGCGCATCGATACACCGGCCATTTTTGTTTTGGTAATACTCACGGCCACCGATCTGAAACACGTCCGACACGTACGTGCTAGCACGTCGTGGCCGATCATCTTCGTCCGTGATCCATGCTTTACGCGTGGCCGTGTCGTATTGGATCTCATCGCCTGGTCGAATAGGCGCGCCAGTCCGCGCGCAGCGGCCGGCATATTTTGCGATCATTGTTTTAATAGTCATGCTGCGACCCTCTCGACCATGCGCGACGTCAACACGGCCAGCCCTTTGATCAACGCGCTGGCGCGTACGCGCTGGGGTGTGCCGAGGCCCTTGTTAACTGTAAACCAGCCGTGGGGGTCGACCGTCACGGTCGCGGGTCGATTTTTAACGGCCAGCCATGCGGCCGCGTACGCGCTGGCCAAATTGTTTTTGTCTACGATATCCATGGTTTTACCTTTACTTTACTAAACCGGACGGATTGTCCGCGCATGGCCACCGCATGGCCATGCACTGAAAATCAGGCCGTGGCCAGTTTGATATCTATAACCCGTTTTTTGGTGCCATGCGCTGGGAACCCCACAATGGCCGCGCGTTGACGCTGGCACAGCTGGCACGTCGCGCAGCTCACATCGTCGCGCTGGGTGGCCGGACAAATAACCACGGTCCGACCGGCCGGTGTGGTGGTGTTTTGGGTGGTGGTCGATGGCAGCACCACCACCACCGGACCGGCCGCATGGTCGGCCAGCGCGTCCGCGTCCGCTAAATCATTGGCCGATAAATTGACGGTAAAACCCCACGCGTTGGCGTGGCGTATCCATGCAATGCTGGCCGCGTCGCGGTGGTGCGAATAAGTAAACCCGCGACGGCCAGCATTCGCGGCCACCAGCTGGCCCAGCTTTACCGCGTCAACTGTGCCACCGGCCACCGGCAAATCACCCGCTTGATTATGGCGCCATAACTGGCCGGCCGGCATGGCCGCGACCGTGTCGCAAAATTGACCCCATGACGTGCCACGCGTGCCATTACTGACGGCCGCCCAGTGCAATGCCAACGGGCCTGATTTTGCGTAACACTCTTTTTTCATGGTGCAATCGTCGGGGCAGCTGGCCTGCTCGGTGGTCGACACCGGTATCGGGCCGGTTTTGGCGTTGGCGCTTTTCATTGTGAGGTGTACTTGCATGGTTTTACTTTCGTTTAGTTGATTGACGCGCGGCCGGTGTGGCCGCGCTGGGTTTAGATTAACGACGGCCGGTGATAAATTCGGGATTTGACGCGACTTTGTAGATTATGGCCAGCCCGAGAATTGTATTTTGCTGGCTCGTTTTGAGCGCGCTACGGTAGAGCGCGGACAATCCGCGCGCGATGTAATCGTCGCCAAGTGTGGCACCGTTGACAATAATTTTCGCGATGTCGCGTTGCTGGGCTTTGTTTAGTGTGTTCATTTTTTACTTTCATTTAGTTAATTGTGTGGGCACAAAATCGCGCGCACAAATTAATGTAAGGGATTGCCTTGCATTTGTCAACAATTATTTTCTAGGTGTTTACCCTATGCGATTGTGGGCACTTTGGGTATTGTGTGGGCACTTTGCATGGCCGCGAAATGACCTACAAAAAAACCAATAAATACGGGGCTAAAAACCTATTTGTGGGTCATATTGTCATTTTTTAGGGTATATATAAAGGACTTTAAAAATGTAATACTATATAGCTATAGAGTAGGTTGTGGAGCCATGCCGTTTGGCGCGCGACTCAAATTCTCTAAAAAATGACCCACAAACCCTAAAAAATGACGTAACTATATGATTTTAAAGGGAAATAGTGTGGGTCATCCAAATGACCCACACTTTTTAGGTTAGTGTCCACTAACTTAGGTCAAATGGCTATGTTAGTACCCGCTCACTTAGCTAAGTTAGTACCCACTCACTTAACTAAGTTAGTGTGTGCTCACTTTACCAGGCTAAGTTAGCAAGCACTCACTTCGCTTAAGTTAGCAGCCACTAACTTGCAGATGTTAGTTAGCACTCACTAACTTAGGGACTGTATGTAAGTGCTTGCTAACTTAGGGGGAGGGGGTAGGGCCCGCGCCGGATGGGTCACGGTGACGTAGGGATCACAAACAATTTTTTTTTAATTTATATTTTTCAGCTGCCGACTTCAAAGACCTGGGTACATTGCCCACATGACCCACGTTTGGTATATTCGGGCACATGTTTCACAGTCTTCCATTTGAGCCGCGCAAGGTTGTCGCAACCGAAGCACGGTTAAACAAAATCTACGAAGCCGCCAAGCTGGGCTTGAAGGGCGACGCGCTGGCGCTAGCCTCCGGCATGTTGCCCACCGAGTACCGGCAACTGTGCGAGCTAGACCCCATAGCAGACATGGCGGCGCTCAAGGGCAAAGCCGACGGCGAACTGGAAATGTCCAAGTGCTTGCACAAAGCAGCAACCGAAGGCGACGCCAAAGCAGCCTTAGCCATCCTGCAACACTCACACGGCTGGGTGGCCAAGCAATCTATCAGCATTGATGTTGACCAGCGCATCTCAATCATCGGCGCGTTGCGCCAAGCAGAGTCGCGGGTTATTGATGTGATAGCCAACGAACCGAGCCCAACACTGGAACATAAGGTGGAGCAATATGCCACAGCCAACAAATAAACTCGCGCCTAAATTTACAGGGGTTAACAGACTAATTGACTTTGTAATGCAAAAAGTGCCCGCAAATATGCTCCCAACAAGTGGCCGCACATTTGTTGAAACTGTGCAAGGCAAACGCGACCCAATTACAGAGTCGCAGTTCTCGCCTGAAGAATTGAATGTATTGCGCCAGTTAATTGAATCAACTGGTGGACGCGGTGACGTTCAATACGACGACTACACACAATTCATGCGCCGACAACAGCAAGAAAAAGGAACTATACCTGCGTCAATAACGCCTGGGCCTCTTTCCATACTAGACCCCATTGGCAACGTACAAACTACGTTAGGGCGCTTTAATTACGCCCGCGACGCAGACGGCAACTTAGTTATAACGGACAACTATGACTTTAACCCCATACGATCTATGTCTGGCGCATACGGCGCTTTGCGAAATTACGCCGCTGAAAAGATACCCCCAGGCGCAGGTAGGCCAGTTAATGTCAACTTAGGACGTTAATGCAGAACACCATTTACAGCGCTGAGGACGAACAGGAGTTGATGGCCAGACTTTGGAGTCCGGCGATTAAGGACAACCCGCTGGCGTTTGTAATGTTTGCGTTTCCTTGGGGTGTCAAGGGCACGCCGCTAGAAAACTTCCAAGGCCCGCGCAAATGGCAGCGCGAGGTGCTGTTGGATATTGCGGAACACATTAAACTAAACCAAAGCAAGCTGGACTTTGGTGTATTGCAAGAAGCAATCTCGTCTGGCCGTGGTATTGGCAAGTCGGCGTTAGTGTCATGGATCACGATCTGGATGGTGGCGACAAGAATCGGCTCGACGACCATCATATCGGCCAACTCAGAAAGCCAACTGCGCTCAATCACATGGGCCGAGATCACAAAATGGCTGGCGATGTCGATCAACTCGCACTGGTTTGAGGTATCGGCCACCAGAGTGATGCCCGCAAAGTGGTTGACTGAGCTGGTCGAGCGTGATTTGAAGAAGGGCACCCGCTACTGGGGCGTCGAAGGGCGCTTATGGTCAGCGGAAAACCCTGATGCGTACGCTGGCGTACACAATTTTGACGGTGTGCTGGTGGTTTTTGACGAAGCCAGTGGTATTGACGACTCAATTTGGGCGGTGACGGGTGGTTTTTTTACAGAAAACACGCCAAACCGCTTTTGGCTGGCGTTTTCCAACCCACGGCGCAACACTGGGTACTTTTACGAAGCGTTTAACAGTAAGCGCGAGTTCTGGCGTACTCGCGTGGTGGACGCCCGCACGGTCGAAGGCACGGACAAAGCGGTGTACCAACGGATTATTGACGAATATGGGCCAGACTCGGCGCAGGCGCACGTTGAGGTGTACGGTCAGTTTCCCAACGCGGGGGATGATCAGTTCATTGGCGCCGACATAGTGGACGACGCCATGAAACGCCCCAAATATCAGGATCAGTCAGCGCCTATTGTGATTGGCGTAGACCCCGCACGGTTTGGAGCGGACGCCACGGTCATTGCGGTGCGCCAAGGTCGGGACATTGTAAAGATCATGCGCCACAGAGGCGACGACACCATGACGGTGGTCGGGCATGTGATCGAGGCGATTGAAGAATTCAAGCCTACGTTAGTCGTGATCGACGAGGGTGGCTTAGGCGCGGGGATTGTGGATCGGCTGAAGGAGCAGCGGTACAAGATCAAGGGTGTGAACTTTGGAAACAAGGCGAAGAACCCAGTGATGTACGGCAATATGCGGGCGCAGATGTGGGGCGACATGCGCGAATGGCTTAAGACGGCGGCGATTCCAAACGACAGGTTCTTGAAAACCGATTTGATTTCGCCTATGATGAAGCCTGATTCAAGAGGAACGATTTTCTTGGAAAGCAAAAAAGACATGAAGTCGCGTGGGTTGGCGTCACCTGACGCAGCCGACGCAATTGCTGTTACATTTGCATTTCCTGTGGCACATCGGCAATATGTTGAGCCAACCCGCCGCGTAAACATGCAGGGTAGTGGTGTCAACGCATCATGGATGGGATCATGAAAAAAGTATCACTGTCAGTAGGTCGAGGCGAGAAGCTACCCACATCTAAGGGCGCTGGTTTGACTGCCAAAGGGCGCGAGAAGTACAATGCGGCGACGGGGTCTAACCTTAAAGCGCCAGCACCCAACCCTAAGACCAAGGCAGACCAAGGCCGCAAGGATTCATTTTGTGCAAGAATGGGCGCTGTAGCGGCCAACGCCAAAGATGGCGAACGCGCTAAAGCAGCTCTTAAAAGATGGAAGTGTTAAATCATGGCAACCAAACCTGGCTTGTACGCAAACATTCACGCCAAGCAAGCACGTATCGCTGCTGGATCTAAAGAGAAGATGAACAAGCCTGGCAGCAAGAATGCGCCAACGGCTAAAGATTTCAAAGACTCAGCTAAGACTGCGAAGAAAAAATAATATGGACTTGGTAGACATATCCAAGTTTTCACCTGAAGAGCAAGCCGCGTTGAACTATCACCGGCAAAATCTTCTTGGTGGAACTGGTTTACGCCACGACGATGGGTCTACTACGACTTTTATGGGTTCTGTTGTCGATACCGACAAAGGATCAATGATTCTACCCACATATTGGGGTGGTGCGGTAAGATCAGTGCCTGACGCCATGCGGTTTGCGATTAAATCGGGCATAACCTTCCCGACTTACCCAACAACTGAAGCCGCGCTTGAGGCTGAAAAACGTATGCATGACATCATGGAGCAAGACACAACGATGTTTCGCAAGGGAAAAAAATAATGGCAGATTACACAGGCATCGCCGCAGCCGGTGCTGTGGCCAACGGTGGCGGTCAAAAGGACTCAGAGTCTAGTGTCTTGGCGACTGCTCGCTCGCGTTTGGACATGGCCATTGGTGCTCTGTCTGAGTCCCGTGAAGATGAGATTGACGACCTGAAGTTTTACGCTGGCTCGCCTGACAACCGTTGGCAGTGGCCAGCAGATGTATTGGCCACCCGTGGTGCAGTGCAAGGTCAAACGATCAACGCAAGACCGTGTTTGACAGTTAACAAGTTACCCCAGCACGTAAGGCAGGTGACCAATGACCAAAGACAAAACCGCCCAAGTGGCAAAGTTATTCCTGCCGACGACCACGCAGATGTTGAAGTTGCAGAAATCTTCAATGGAATGGTCAGACACATTGAATACATCTCCGACGCCGATGTC